AAGCAATCTGTGTAGCCATATCTACAAGTTGTTCGTGCTGTTCGTCTGTCATGTGATGGGCATTTTTGAGTCCATCTATCAATGCGCCTCTGATGTAAACGCGCTCATCATGCTTCACTGTGTGCCCTTTCTTATCTGCTATTGGGAAGTTGATACCTTGCTCTCTATCTTTTGGAGGCACAAGTTCTTTGTTCGCAACACTGATTGCGATTTGGTCACGGAGGCTTACACCATTCGCATCTCTCATGGTGAGTAGAGCCTCCTCCCATGCTTCATGAGGAATCTTGTCTTTCGGGAGATTACCTGCACGTGTGTCGTCGTGATTTATGCCTATGTAGGGGTCAGGTAGTTGTGTGCCAACTTTACCCGGTCCATTGGTCGTGGCCTGATGCATAGCAGATAGACGCTGATGTGACATACGAGAGATGAAACCCTTCCCATGCTGACCGAGATGTGGGATATTCGGGTTACGTGGGTCGTCTACTATGTGCATGAAAATATCTGCACGCTCTTCAGGGTCCAACATTTCCAATCCCCATGTGTGGGCGAGAATGCCCATCTTGTCAGCCTGATGCACTACTGACATTGCTTTCTTTGTCGAATCGAGATTCAAGTGCTCTTTGCCCATCTCCCCATTCTTACCATAAATGGTATTGAACAAATGGTCATTTGGCACTCCTTCGTTACGTAGCATTTGGTGATTCTTGAATTGATGATGAGCCTGTTCATCATCATCAGGGTCTCTGCCGAAATGCTCTCTGTATCGCTTCTTCCATTTATTGAACCCGCGCGTGTATAATCCACCAAGAGAAGCACCTTCATCATGTTCAGGCAATGCCCATTCACCCATAATGGAAGAATGCCCATTCTTCAGATGTGCAGTCTCATGGTCAGCCATGCCTTTGTCTGCTATGTGTGCGTTCTCTCCTGCATTTGTGTAGAGGAATCGGTGATGCCTCATGGAGCCGGGGACTGACCTATCACTCGTATCAGTGAACAGATTCAATTGTTCAAGGGGATGAAAGCGAGCCACCATTGAGGCAGAAATGCCATATTCATTATCACCCATATTACCACGTCGAGGTCTTGCTGACATGGCCTTAAGTGCCAATGCTTTCTTATCCGCGTCAGGGTGTTCCCAATCTGAACGGTGAAGGACTTCCTCTAATGGCACAACAGGGCGTTGAGGGGCAGTGTGTGCAGATGAATGCCAGCCTGAACCAAGAATACCTTTCTTACCACCTGTGGTCAGACGCTTCTCCCCCGGCCTAATCACAAGCCTTTTCCCTTCACCCGCAAACCATTGCTTACCTCTTGCACCGGCAGAGATGATTGGTTCATCTCTTAGCAAACGGTCAGCCAATATCGAAGCGATATAGTCATCGTGTTTTGTAAGAGGCACATTAGCACGCGAAGCACTCAATGTGGCGTAATGGAGATTCGCTGCCTCTTCAATAGGGCATGAATCAAACATCAAAGACTTCAGGAAGTCTGATTTAGCCCGCTCATAGAACTCTGCGGGCCCTTCAACAACCACACCAACACCACCTCAATCACGGGCAATGTTCTGCACTGCCTTTTTCAATGTGAATGTGCGGTCTTCGATTGTGTATAGCCCGACAGGCACAGTATCGTCTCCAGTGACGTGAGCATCTAACGCCCCATCACCTTCATGTGGATTTGCATTCACAAATGTGACATTCTCTGCTTTCGGTGTGGTCTTCTTCACATCTTCGACAGGGTGCTTGTCCCCATTGGTCCAATAGTGCATAGGTCGAGTGGCTTCAACACCACTCACATTGGAGAAATCGTCATGGCGACACATGACATCTTCCAAATCTTTCGCTTTCTCAATGAGCGCATCCAATTCAGGTGCGCCTTCTCCTGCTGCTACTCTCATTGGTTTCATCAGACATGCCTCCCTTCTGCTATTGCGGCCTCATGGGCCATTGCATGAATATCATCCCATTCCATATCATGCCATTCCTCATTACTGGAAGGCATTTCAATACCCATTGTTGAATCTACACCGTTGGCTTTACTGATAACATCGTCAACATCGCCGCGCAGGGGGTCTCCCCACACATCAGTCGAGGCCGGACTCACTGTCCGCACATATCCTGCACGCTTGAGAATCGCCATAGGATTCCTCAATGCTGCCCCTTGTTCAGTAATTCTCGCGTCCATTTGTTCCATCTTAGAGATGAGTGCGTTCATCAACGTCATGACGGGAGAATCTTCTTCTGTCATTTACATCCCTCAAATACGATGGCCGGGGGAACGGTGAGGTTGGAATCGGCTACCAATGCGGTTCGGGGCGATAATGCCCAATGGACGTTCTTGTGTTTCCGACACGTATTCAATCTTGTTGAATTGCATGACTGGAACACCACCTGCAAACAGGTCATTAGGCCCAACAGCCTGTTGACCTTCGACTTCAGATTTGTAAATCTCTGTCACATCATCAGCAAGATAATCACTGGTCTGTGAAATCGCTCGCAACAATTGCTGTGCAGCGACAAGGTCTTCATCTTCTAAAGCCTGTTTGAACTGGCTCAAATTACTCTCCAACTTACGGACCATAGGGTCCATCTTCACTACCAATGAGGTCGCCATCGGTATTGCGCACATACTTACAGGTCTTGAACCTATCGCGGGAGATTAGAGTCCTTCTGCTTACCTTCTTTGGGATTTTTCGCTGCGTCAATAGAATCCAGTGCTTGTTCTATGGGTGTCTTTTCAGAGCCGCGCTGTCCCTTCTTACCACCTGTGGGGTGACCAGTCAGTCCTTGCACATTCTCTACAGGCGCAGGACCTCGGTCACGCATTCCTGTGCCTTCACCGAGACCGAGATTCGCAGCCTTCATCATAGCGGGCACATTACCTGTCGCTGAACCTCCACCAAAGGGCACACCTCCCGAACGTGCTGGGTTCATCATGTTACCCATAGGAATAGGCTGCTGTGGCATACCTCCGGGTGGTGGTCCACCTGTTGGTGGTGCACCGCCTCCGGGTGGTGGTCCACCGGGCATACCTCCTCCGGGGCCTCCGGGGCCTTGTTGCATCATGGGGTCAGGTCTCTTGTAGACAAACCGAATATCACGTGCCGCGTCTTCTTTCAATTCAGGTTGGAAGCCGAGTTGAGCCATACGCTGTGCGATATTGACTTCCATTTCATCACGGCGCAAACGAGTCACATCGTCTTCTTCCTCATTCGGATAGAGTGCAATTTGCCAATCACTGACTCCCATTTCTTTGAGCATTCGTGGGAACAAATCGCGCGTGTATATCTTCTGTCCGAACTCAACGGCTCGATTCGTCACAAGGATTTGCATACCTTCGTTGTTGAGACCGCCTCCTTTACCTGAATCCATCATGAAGATGTTCGACACGCCATAGAAGGCAGCAATGCGCATACGCAATTCGTCACGCACTTGAGCATACTGCATCTCATCGAGTGTGTCCATAAAGCGAACAAACTCAACCTTTCCGCGACCTGTGGCTGATTCGACACCAACCTTCGGGATGTAATGTGGGTCACGTTCCATTTTCTCTTCTGCACCTTTCCAAAACGACGCAGTTGACTGAATGTTGTCTGTGGTGATTGCGAGAACACCACGTGGGATTCTGCGCTTTGAATATGCGAGATACATGTAGTTGTCCATCGCAGTAAGCGTCATGGCTTGACGCCACATGGTAGCGACTGGACTACGACCATACAATTTTGACGGGTTGTATTTTGATATGTGCACGACTTCGTTGTCGAGATAATACTGGGTCTTTCCTGACCCCGCAGTGTTGATGTAATGGACATCCTGTAACGGTAGACTACACACTTCACACTTCGTATGATTATCAGGACTACTGTGTGGGTAGGTCTTGTCTCGATGCACAGGGCAGACCAAATAACGACCACCACGCACACCACGCTTATCGGCCACCAATCGGAAGAAGGTGGGGTCACCTCTCAAAATCTCCTTGACACGGAAGAACTCAATATCACCTGATTCAGGGTCAATGAAATACTCTTTCACAAGAACAAGGAATGCATCATCAACAATGTCAAGGTCCCATTCGACCTCTTTCATCACATCAATGAAAGACTGGTCCATAGAGTTGCGTTGTTCCAACATCCATCGTGGGTAGATGATTTCATCAGCGTCAGGGGTCTTGAAGTCAACGCTATCACACACATGACACTGCTCGATTGTATCATGCTGATATTCCTCCATGCACGTATTGCATTTCTTGTGATACTTCTTCTCCCAATAGTAACCCCTTCTGAAGATTTCTTGAGCGAGAGTCTGGATAGTTGTGCGTAAAATGACGCTCTCTTGCACTGTCGCATAGAGGGCAGGAATGCTAACACCCTGAACAAGGACTGGTTCTTGAATGCCCGCCTTCCATAAAGGCATCATTGGTTCAGGTGTAGTCTTGCGACGGAACGGCTTACCGAGAGCCGACAGGAACCGACCAATTGGCCCACGTCTTTCCTCTTCACCTGCCATCATATCGCCTCAATCAATGCATTCGCGTCGTCCAATAGTCGAATAGTGTCCGGGTCGCGTTGGAACCACGACAGCACATCTGCTTCTTCAACATTCCACTCTCGCAATAATTCGTCAGCCTTGACATCTTTCCAGTTTTCCCATTTCACCATACGCTCTAATTCTGTGCGTCTTTTGCCGATGAGGTCACCATCTCGACCGCGCAAGTTCAATAATTCTAACACGCATTGAGCCTGTTGTTTTTTCATCCGTAAATGGGGCATTACGCCTTTGAGTAGTTTCTCCAAATCTGCTTTGGAATAGAACTGCAATCTGTGCTGTGACCGTTTGCTATTTTTGTGCACTTTCAGACCAGTTTGGAATACACCACATTCCAACACTTTGTGCAGTTGCTCACAGTGTATCTTCCCTCGGTCACCAGTCGCTACAATCCCTGCGCGAGGCTCACCACGTTTGGTGATGGTGATGTAACCATCAGCATCGAGGAAGCCCGCAGCGTATGCCCACGGGTCTTTGAGAAGCAATGTGGTGTTTGAATCAAGCATCCATGTGTCCCGAGAGCCTTTGACTATATCATACTCAAGACCATACATCTTGAGCAGTTTGCCGAGTCGTGACACAGTGAGTCCGGGCGAATCCGGCATTCGCTCAACAATGTTACGCGAAGATAACATCTGTGATGAATCCTCAAGAATCTGTTGTGCGCGAGTCATCCATGAAGCCTCTGTCTTGTTGAGTGTGTCTGCTTGATGTAACGTATTGCGCCATTGTTGTTTAGCACCTTGTCTCTTCTTCATGGAATCAACCCACAATATACGCTGCTCATCATCGAAGTCCCCTTCTATTTGGGCCAGTTTAGTGATTGCATCATTGGCGGTTTCCCACGCCATACACGCTTGACGCAATGATACTTCTCGACTTTTTCCGAATAAACGAAGTGATTTCAGATTACGGTCAGATAGACCGAGTGCACGCACAGTGTCTCCATGATTATCACACCATGACAAATCTTTCAATGTGCGTTCGACCTCTAATTGCTTGAGTGCCCTTACTGCCTTGATAGCACCATCAATATCGTCACGCATATCTTTGTGCTCACGACGGGCTTTGCGCAGACTTTTCACTACACCTTCTGCACTGTCCCCAAGATAATGCTCAAACCAACCATCACCGTTAGTTGGGAATGACAGTTTCATTTGACCCATACGCTTCCTACGCTCTTCGTCCTCTTTCGGGTTCTTCATGCCTTGTGGCACAGGTTGCCCTGCCAATGCGCCTTGACCTTGTGAGATAGGCGCAGGACCATCACCCATTGTAGGCCCAGCAATACTGTTCTTCAGTAGTGGATGCTGTGCGAGTTGTTTGATGACCCACTGTGTAGAGTCATCTTCTCCAATAGGCACAGCCGCATCAAACTCATCACCAACCAATTGAGAAGACCACATATATTCACCTCAGTCCAATAGGCCCTCCATCAGTTCATCTAAATCAACAATTCGCTCACGGAACTCTGTAGTAGCCCAATTGGCCAACGCCAGTGCGATAGCGAAGTCATCATGCCGAGCAATGCTTTCCAGTCGCCCTTTCTTTGACATCCCGAACATCAGAAGTTCCTTTTCCAATTGCCCAACAATGTCACGGGAACGGTCATCACCCCACGGAAGCCTCATCTGCTCTCGCTCAAATCGTAACACAAGGCCCATGAGCAAACTTTCACGCTTCTGTTTAGTGGAAATGAATGTGCGAATGGGCAAGTCTGTATCTGCGCGCAACTCTGTTGCGAACACACGTTGGAAATGGTTGGCTTCTAATTCAATGATGTCCGGTTGGAATCTGTTATTGAGGCGTTGGATTTCCATAATTTGTGTGCGGAAGTCCATACCTTTACGTCGAACAACATGCACCAGTTCTAACAATTCAGGATTAGAGGCAGGACGGCGGACTACCAACATCACAGTGTAGTCTGCTTGCCTGTCTGAAGAGATAGCAGGGTCCCAACCAATGAAATACTGGTCATCAGGTTCACCATCAGGTTTCTCAAGTAATGCACGATGAGTGTCTTTTGCTGCCTGTAATAGATGAGAAGGGAACAGGCTGCTCATATCGTCCATCGGCTCGCACAAATACTCACGCGCGAATGCAATAGCGGGCATATCAGCACGACGTGCATCCAATGCTTCCAATGACCATCGTTCAGGCCATAGCGGCACACCCTTAGCATCCATCGCTGGATATGTCTCCACAAGATAACCGTCTTTACTCTCTAACTCTGTGTAAAGGTCAGTCGGTGTGAACGGTGTGCCCACAATCATCAGTTTCGCACTGTGGTGCAGTGTGGGAATCATAACTTCATAGAACCATGAGGCTACTTTCTGCAACTCGGTCTCGGTGGTCCCCCACAGAATGTCGTCACACAGAATAATGTCCGGGTGAGCACCACGCACAGCACCACCAACCGATTTCGCGCTGATACGAGAACCATTCTTGAACCCGAAGAACGTCTTTGCCCATGAATCCTTCTTTTTCATATCAGCCAACCACGGCACACTGTCAATGAGGTCATTGAGTGTGCGCATGTGCCGGATAGATTGGTCGAGACTGTGACTGAAAATGATACTGTCTGTTTTTGGATTGAACGCGACTTTCCATAGGAGGTAACACAGGAACAATGTAGATTTCCCGTGGTCACGCGCTGCTTTCACACAATATCGGTTGTGAGTATCGAGATTATGAACCCAGTCTGCATGATGATGAGACAATTGGAACTCCATGATTTCTTCAAAGAAGAACTTGAATGAGCGTTTGCTCATCTCATAGTCAATCTCATGCACCAAGTCGGCGTTTGGGGACGCCATTGAAATCACTCATATTGCTGCATCGAGGTATTCCAATTAGATTTCAACATGGTCAGATGGTCCCATGCCATATTCAGAGCATCATCAGATAGTGTGAGTTCGGCAAGGTCCTCTTCGGTGTCCAGTTCCGGTTTTTTTGCCTTTACTCGTTCAAGCAAACCCGTCGGTTGCTCTACATCGAGTGATTCACCACCTTCCTCTTCAGCACTCATTTCTTCACCGAGTGCAGCAAGGCGGCTACTTGCCGAACCTG